TCGCGCTTCTTCCGCTCGTAGACGGGCTCGGAGGCGCCGCCGCGGACGCTACGCCCACGCCCTGGCTCCTTCATCCCGGAGTCGCGAAGGTTCTGGGTCTCTTGGGTGGTCTGGGTCGTGGCGGCCACGCGCTGCCCCGCGAGCGCGCGCGCCGCGCCGGCCTGGCTGGTCCGGAGATCGGTATGGCTCCGGATGAGTTCCGGGTTTGCGAGGGCGCCCGTCTCCTGGTTGAGGGGGCCCTCACTGCTGCCGGTCCAGGGCTCGTAGGCCGCTCCGCGACTGGCCGCGCCCAGGCGGTTCTGCGTGGCGATCGTCGAGGGGTTGCCCCCGCGGGCGAGCCCGGCCTGCTCCTGGGTAAGGTCGGCCCCGAGGAAGCCCCTCACGGCCTGCGCGACGTCGTCGATCTTCCCGCCGACCACCCCGGCTCCGCGGAGGGAGCCGAAGATCCGGCCGAGCTTCTGCAGGGTCTGGTCGTCCAACCCCTCCGGGCGGACGTTCCAGGGGGCCGGCTTGGTGATGGTCTCGGGGAAGTCGCCCATGTCCCCGCCCAGTCGCCCAGGTACCTCCACCGGGGGCGGCGGCACCGGGTCCGAGGGGAGGCGCAACGGATCCCCGGTGAAGTGCCGCCTCGCGGCGGAGGCCTGTGCTGGGGATACCGCCCCGAGGGCGGTGAGGATCTCGTCGATCGACTCGGGCTTGTCCGCGCGTGCGCGGCGCTCGCGCGCGTCGATGGCGTCCTTGATCTTCTCGCGGGCGAGCCCCGCCTGGGCCGAGTAGAGGTCGGCGTGCCGGCCGGCGAGGGCGTACTGCATCGTCTTCGATGGGCTGCCGCCCAGGGCGCCGAACAGGCTGCCGAGCCCAGAGGAGAGGTCGATCGTCCCGTCAGCCATGGCTAGGACCCGAAGAGCTTCGGTTGGTTGATGGCCTTCTTCAGGGCCTCGCTCGCGGAATAGCTCGAGTAGGCCTGCCCGCCCGCGTTGATGAGACCGCCGACCGTCGTCAGCGTGCTGTTGGGGTGGATCTTGCCAATGTCCGCGCCCACGTTGGCCTCGTAGGCATTGGACCCGGAGGCGATCGCCTGCCGGCGCGCCCGTGCATCAGCGGCGTCCATGCTCTGCTTGAGACGGGTCTGGTTCGGGGCGTCGATGGCAGCGAAGAGCTTCGCCAAGTTGGCGTTGCGCGACGCCTCCTCGGAGGTGCGCGCGGCCTTCTTCGCGAGGTACTCCGGGCTGACCTTGCCGATCGTGGCATCGCGCGTGTTGGGCGAGAGGGCCGTCTGCAGGTCTTGCACCAGCCGCTTCTCGGTGGCGGCCTGGACATCGCCCGTCTCGCGCTGCATATTCTCCTGCGTGTAGCGCGGGGCCTCTGCCTCGACGTCGGCGACGATCTCGTTCGAGGCCTTCTGGCGCTGGGCCATCATGGCGTCGATCGCCCGCTGCTTCTCTTTGCCCGCCCGATCCGAGGCGTACATCTGCATCCCGGTCCCGGCAACCGAGGCGATCAGGGGGATGAGGATCTCCGGTCCCATGGCACTACCTCCCTTTGTAGGCGGTCGAAGGGTTCAGGAAATTGGAGATTGTTGCGTCCTGCGCCCCGAGCGGGTTGGGCTTCTTCACGACCGGCGCCACCACGGGTGAGATGGGGGGCGCGTAGAGCGCGGTGGACGTGCCGGTGTTGGCCTTGACGCCGAGCCCGGTCCGGAACTTCTCGGCGAGGTCGGGGTCCGCGGCTGGCGGTATGGCCCGGGAGACCGTGCCGACCAGGCCCTTGATGGTCGCCATGGGGCCGCTCTCTTCGGGCCCGATGCTGGGGTTGGCTCCGCTCATCCTGACCTCGTCCCGGTGTAGGGCGCGTTCTGATTCGTGTAATCCGCCAGATTGGTTTGCGTCCGCCCCACCCCGCCAGACGCTATCACCCCGGGGAGTTGCTGGTTCTCGTAGATCGCCCCGATGTTCCTGAAGAAGTTGTTCAGGCGGGTGCTGACGTCGTTGGCAGAGGCCCGCTCGCGCGCGGCGGTCATCCCGGCATAGAGGGAGTTCCCGGCCGAGCCCGCATCCAGGCCGGAGTTGATCTGGTTGATCAGGCCCTGCTTGGTCTGCTCGTCGGCCATCTCCAGGTCGGAGGCAGCGGCATCGGCCCTTCTCCCCACCTCGATGAACCCCTCCTGCTTCTTCCTCTCGAGGAGGGCGTTCTGGTCGATGTCGGCGGAGCCGCCGGTCAGGCTCTGCCGGGCCAGGGCGTCGCGCATCTCGCGCTCGGCCGTGGTGAAGTCCTCGTTGATGTTGGTCTGGTGGAACTGGCGGACGTTGCCCGCGTGCGTCTCGTAGGCAGGGCGGCGCGTCTCTCGCCCGCCGAAGAGGCCGTTGATGTAGGCGATCGCCGCGTGGCGGCGCGGGGTCTCATAGTCGGTCGGCGCTCCACCCCCACCACCACCCTTCCGGTAGACGGGGCCCATGACACGGTATTTCCAGTACAGGAGATCGTTCGTCATTTCACCCTCGCGAACAGGTTAACGTCCTTGCCATCGGCCATCCCTTTGAGGGTAGCCTCGAGAGTGAGGCCGACGACCTCTGCCATTCTGCACGCGCCGACGCACTCTGCCAATACCCAGCCCTGGACCCGGCGCGCGGCGCCGCTCTCGAGGGCCGCGTGGATCACGCGCTTCATGTGGCGGATGGCCTCGAGCTTGTGATTTTCCCACCCCTCGGAGGCCACCACCCAGCCGTTGAGCGTCCCGGGGCAGGCGACCTGCAGCCCTCCGATCGCCTCGACGCGGTCGTGGACCATCATCCAGGCCGGGCCGATCAGCTCGATCCTGCTCTCGCAGTAGTGCTCGACGTCGTCGTGGTAGGAGAGCCGGCGCATCAGCTCCAGGTCGAGGGGCCTTAACCTCGGTGCGAGCGAGCGCGCGCCCTCCGCGGTGAGTGTGGTGATCATGCTGGTCCGAGGTCCTCGAAGTAGAAGCGGAGCGCGTGCAGCTCGAACTCCTCGTTGTCCTGGTGGTTGACCACTGGCGCGATCGAGACGCAGGAGGCGAACATCGGGTACTGCGGCCCCTCTCGGGTGTCGTCGCCCGAGACCTCGGTCCAGTCGGTGACGACGTCCTCCCTGCCCTTGCGGGGGTCCAGGCGGAAGCGCAGCTTGGCCGTCCCCTTCCCGACGAAGTCGAAACCGTAGAACATCTTCCGGTGCCCGGGGAGCTTCATGTCCACGAACGGCATCTCGATCTCGACCAGCGGGATCGACGAGTCGCCGTCTTTGTGGGTCTGCTCGTCCAGCTCGTAGACGTCGTCCCCCGAGCGCAGGTAGACCTTGGCGTTCAGCTCGGTCGCGTCGTTGATCGTGAACGGGAACGTGTACTGGCTCCACCCCGCGAGCTTGGCGCTGCGGCTGAAGCTGAAGCACCAGGCGTAGGTTGGGAAGATCACGAGGTATTGCCCGTTCGCCTGGTAGTAGACCGCGAGCGGGTCGTCCGCGGCCGAGAGCGTCCCGCGGATCAGGTCGTCGATCGGGCTGCCGATGTCGATGTCGCGGAGGTTGGTCTCGAACTCCGTCACCGTGATCGACTTGAATCCGTAGTCGGAGAGGAAGAAGAGGTCCCCCGAGATGAGCTTCGAGGTCTTCGGGAACCTCGACCCTACGCCGCCGACGCGGGAGGCGAGGACCATCTTCGCCGGGTCCGGGTCGACGTTCCAGACCTGGACCCCGTCCACGAAGTAGACCGCGAGCTGCTCCTTCCTCGTCCCTACGCCGAGCGGCTCGGTCGTGCCCTCGGCCTGAAGACCTACGGGGAGGAACCCCGCATCCGAGGCGGTCGTCCAGTCGCGCGCGGCGTTGGTAGCGCAGAAGCGGACGTTCTCGCCCTTTGGCCCGAAGAGGGACTGGACTGCCTTGACCACGGATTTCGAGTGCGGGCAGTTGGCGTCAGAGACGTAAGTCGAAGCCTCAGCGAGGTGCTCGAACCCGGCGGGCGGTGCGTAGAGGCAGGTGGCGGCGCTGAATCGGAAGGTCGCCACGCCGTTCGCGGTGTAGAGGGAGGCCGCCGGGAACATCGCCCCGGTGATCCCGGTGCTGTAGGCGACGCCCTGGGTGGCGTTGTTCTTGTAGAAGGTCAGGGTCCCGTCGGTCAGGTTGAGCGCCACCCCGATCACGTCCCCGGTGGTGTAGGTCGCCCCATAGGCCACGGCGCTGCCGTTGTTGGCCTTGTTCCCGTTCTCGAAGTAGCCCCAGCCGCTCGCGTCGCTCCCGACGTAGCTTGTAAGGCTCGCCCCGGCAAGGGCGATGCCGACACCAATGGAGGCGGAGCTGGCCCCGATCAGGACCTCCCAGTACCACTTCTCGGTGCTCACCGCCTTTACCCCACGGATCATGCCATTGGCGGGTGAGCCGTCGTGCGTGATGACCGTCCCCAGGGTGAGGGCGAGTTCGCTGCTCTTGTCGGTGCCGCTCAGCGCCCCGGTAGACCCGTCCAGGTAGTGGTGCCAGACGGATCCGTCGGCGTACTCGATCGAGCAGTAGAGGTAGCCCAGGAACATATCGCAGTAGTGGACCTTCGCCACGGCCTGCTCCGTGGTCGGGTGGCTGACGTGGTGCGACTCGAATAGCGAGTTGGCGTGCGTGACGTGCCCGGAGCCATGGAAGGTGTTGAGATTACCCCCGGCACCCTTCAACCCTTTCGTCCCGGCCTCGAGGGCAAAGATGAGCTTCAGGCAGGGGCGCTTGCGGAGGAACCGGCCCGTGGTCGGGTTGGCGTTCTTCAATACCCGCAGGCGGTTCGCGTCCGAGACGCTCTTGCCCTGGCGAACGTCCAGGCCAAGCTCGAACCTGTCGAACTGGACCTCAGCCATCAGACCGTGACCAGCGGGACGTGCCCGTCGTAGGGATCTGCAAGGAGCGGGCTCTCCTCGTGCTTCGAGAACCTCGAGCGCGTCCAGCCGCGCTTGGACTTCAGGGTGTTGAACATCTGCTTGAACTGGTCGGCGACGACGCTCGCGTCCGAGTGCTTGTAGTGGGTCTTGAGACCGGCCAGGGCCATGAAGAAGACCAGGCGGTCGTTGACCGAGGGCCGGTGGTCGTCCTCGAAGAAGGGCTCGGCGTCCTTGACCCCCCAGAGGCGGACCATGTAGCCGTGGTCGGCGCGCGGGCTGACCTCGATCTTCTCCTTGAGCTGGTAGCGGATCGGGTAGGTCGGCAGGTCCAGGGTGTTGTAGTGCTGGAGGTCGATCCCCTCCCGCACCGGGACCCAGTTGATGACGTCGTAGGCGCGCGCGGTCCAGGTGATCCCGGAGTCCACCACCGTCGCCCCGATCGAGGTCGGCCAGGTGGGCTCGGTCGCCGCGCTCGAGCCCGCGTCCGCGGTCACCTCGTACTGCAGGCCGTTGGGAGAGGTCGGCCGGCGGAAGTTGCCCATGGAATAGTTGGTCCCCAATACCCACGGGCCCGGGTCGGTGAAGCCATTGTTCACCGCGACGTTGAGGATGCGCTGATCGCCGTCGAACTCGCTCGGGTAGTCGATCTCGTAGGCCCCCGAGGCGAGGGCGACGTCCTTCCAGATCTGGCGCTCCCTCCAGTCCATCTCCCAGTAGAGCAGCTCCTGAGAGGACTGCAGGTAGGAGGTGATCAGGGAGGCGATGTCCGAGTCGCCCCCCTGGGCCTTGGAAAAGTGGAGACGACCCGCGAGTTCAGCCCGCAGGTCGCTCATCTTGCGATAGGCCATTGGCCTACTCCAGAGCGCCGATCAGTTGCGAGCGCAGGCTCTTGACGCTTGCCGTCGGGTCGTACTCGATCTCCATCTCGGCGAGCTTCTGCTGGATCTCCGAGCCCTTCATCGTGGAGATGTCGTCCACGCTGAGCTTGCGCTGCACCTTCCCGCCGACGCGCCCGCCCATGACCGCGGCGGTGAACCGGCCCTCCCTGAAGGGGCCGTAGACCTTCTCGACCACCGTCAGGTTGACCTCGTTGTGCATCCCGTAGACCTGCCCAAGGCGGTTGTACTCCTCGCGCGGGTCCTCCGAGGGGTCGTAGTGCTTCGGGGTCGGGGTGACGTTCCCGTCCTCGTCCTCGTCCTCGCTGAAGATGACCGGGCCCTTGGCTCGCAAGGCGTACTTCATCAGCCGCCGGCCGTCCGGGTCGGTGTCGGTGATCTCGGCCACATTGCCCTCGCCGAAGATCTCCTCGAGGATCGGGACCTCGTGCCTGAAGCAGGTCCGGCCGATCGACTCCGTCGGGCCGCGCTTCACCAAGACCATCACCCGCCCGACCTTGGGCGGCGGTAGGTTCTGCGCGGTGCGTGCTTCCTTGTCGGGGTGTAGCTCTGGCATATCGCCTCCTTGTTGAAGAAAGGGGGGCCGGAGCCCCCCTCGGTTCTCTACGCTTGCCGTGCCTTACGCGACCGTGAGGACCGCCTGGGCATTCGAGCGGTTCATCGTGATCCCGCCCCTCCAGGTGATCGCCCAGTACCACTCGTACCGGTCGTAGGGGCGCGGGGGTTTCCTGCTCACCATGTCCTGGCCCTGCATCGGGCGCAGCTTCATGTGCTTCGTGTTCAGGAAGTAGCACCGCTTCTCCCACGCGGTCCCGGGCGCGTAGAGCGCGTCCAGGTCCGCGAACTCCGGCGCCCACTCCATCTCCACGCCGTGGAAGGTGATGGTCTTGGTCCCGCCCTCGACAATCCGCTCACCCGAGGCGCCGTGGTAGACGTTGCCGTAGGTGGTCAGGTTGAAGTCGCGGTAGCCGTCGATGAAGGTCGAGCCGCAGATGATCTTGTTCGGCTTGCCACCGTTGCGAGAGCAGGCCCTCCAGGTCGTCTCCATCCCGGTGATGATCGTGCCCGTCGTGGTCGTCGTGGTCAGGCCCGTGGAGGCGTTGTTCCTCCAGTAGGCGTTGGCCGGCGTCGCCCGGTCGATGGTCCCGACCGTCCCAGAGGTGGGCGTGAGGGAGACCAGCCCGTCCAGGCCCATGACGGAGTCGGTACCGCCGACTGACCCGTCAAGGTGGGTCTGGTAGCTGAACTGCTCCTCGAACCCGAGGCGCAGCACCTCCATGCTCTCCTCGAGCAGGCTGGTGAGCTGGAGCATCTCCGCGTCCGAGGAGTTGCCCCCAGGGCCGGAGTCGCTCACCGTGATGCCGTTCTGGATCATCCGGTCCTCGTCCAAGCTCACGCCGTCATGGGCGGAGCGCCAGGCGTACTGCGCCTGTTCGACGGTGGTCCGGCGGTTGTAGGTGACCGTCTGCGACCCGTTGAACCACTGAAAATTGCTCATGTAGCGGTAACGGAGCTGCTCGACGATGTACTGCTTGGCCCCGGGGGCCTGGCGTTTGTTCGCCATCAGCGTCTTGTAGAAGACGCGCTCGACGGCGACCTGGTCGACCGGGTTGTTCTTCAGGTAATGATCGAGACCGATCTTCCCGGCCTCGCTGATCTCTTGCGCGGTGAAGGGCATGACTGACTCCTTGCTACGAAGTTGATCGCGCGAAGTGCCTTCGCACTCGCGTCCATGGGCTGGCGATGCCCTGATCAGCCTTCTCGGAGCGACCCGAGGAGTCAGCGCGGGGGGACGATTTCCCCTACGTCCGTGGGTGGGTGAGGCCCGTTCAACCCCCGGGGTTAAGTCCGGCCTTGATGGCCTCGAACATCGACCCGGCTTGCGGAGCCCCTGTCCCGGTTGAAGCCCGGAGCGGGGTCTGCCGCCTGATCTCAGAGGGCTGGAGGGCTTGGGCCTTGATCGGGCCCATCAGCTTGTAAGCCGACTGGATCTTCGCCAACCATCGATCGGGGCTTACACCATCCACGATCATGGGTAGCTGCTCGAAGAGTACGGCCTTTTTGCGCTGCCAGTCAATGTCGGACTTGTTGATGCCCTCGGTCCAGGCGACGACCGCCTTGATCGCGGCGGCCTCGACCTCCTGCGCGCCGAGCGCCCGCTCCTGCTCCTGGCGGGTCTGGGTGTCGACCGTCTCGCGGCGCTTCCCCTGCTCGCGGAGCTGGGCGATCTCGAGGGCGCGCTCGCGGGTGGCCCTGTAGGTGCCGACCTCCTCGACCAGGTCGGGGTGGCGCGCCAGGAGAGCATCCTCGTTCCCGCCGGCAGCCAGGCCGTGCTCCTGAGCGATGGCTTTGATCTGGGCCTCGAGGTATTTGATCGCGTTCTCGGGCTTGTTCCTGAGGTGGCCCATGAACTCGAAGAACTGCCCCAGCTCGGCCGCTCCGGCGCCGACGCCGCGCGCGACCTCGAGGAACCCGTCCGCGTCCCTGACACGCGCGTTGAGCGCGCCGATGGTCTCGTCCTTGGACTTGATCTCCGAGACCAGCTCCTTGAATCGGGTCTGCCCCTGCTGCGAGAGTTCGCGCGGGACCTGATACTTCTCCTCGGGCTTTACCGGCGCTTTCTCGGCGGCGGGCTTTGCAGGGGGGGCGTCGGCTTGGGCCGGCTTCTCGGTCGCAGCATCCCCGCTCCCGAGCGCGGCCTTGACGGCATCGAACATGGACGGCTTGGGCTCACCTCCATCCGGGGTCTCGGGTGGGGCCTCATCGGCGACGACTTCTGCCTCGGGCTCGACAGCCGGGTCAACGCTTCCACCTCCGCCATCATTCCCGTCCTCCATTGGTGCGTACAGTTTGCGAGTGAACATTCAGGCCTCCTTACAGGATGAGCGCGATCAGATCGTCGTCGTTGCGTGCGTCGATCTCGGCTCGCGCGAGCGTGCTATCGGTCTTTGCCAGGGCGCGATCAGGCGCCCGCTTGAGAATAGCACTCAGCAGACGCGCGGTGTCGTCCACTGTCGGGGAAGAGGGGATCAGGCTCGCAGGCTCTGCCCTTGCCTGGGTGACCTGCGGGGCCAGCTTCTCGCGCCCCTTGAGCACGCGCTGCAGGTCGCGATCCTGGATCTCGCGCAGTTGCTGCTCGATGTACAGCTCCAGGACGTCCTTCGGGACCGAGCGCCTGCGGAGCCTGGCGAGGACGACCAGGCCCAGGGCGTTCGCCAGGTCCTCCTCCTCGGTCGAGGCGCCGCTCCCGACGACGTCTTCCAGAACGAATCCGGAGGCGGTTGCGGTGTCATCCTCCTCCGTGACCGCGGCCGATCCGCTCGAGGCCGAGGTGCCGGAACCGCTCGCGGTGTCGTCGCCCTCGGTGACATCCGCAGAGCCGACCTCGCCCGTGAATGCGCTCCCGCTGGCGGTGGCCGTGTCGTCGCCTTCGGTGACGCCCGCCGATCCGCTCGAGGCCGAAGCGCCTGACGCGCTCGCGGTGTCCGCGCCCTCGGTGACCGCGCCCGAGCCGCTCGAGGCGCTCGTGCCTGAGCCAGAGGCGGTGTCGGTGCCCTCGGTGACCGCCGCAGAGCCCGAGGAGCTTGAGGTGCCGGAACTCGAGGCGGTGTCCGCGCCCTCGGTGACGGCCCCGGAGCCCGAGGAGCTTGAGGCGCCAGTGCTCGAGGCGGTGTCGTCGGCCTCGGTGACGGCCGCGGAGCCCTCTGGGGGGACCTGGGCCTGGCCGGTCGCAGTGGCGGCGTCGTCGGCCTCGGTGACCGCTGCAGACCCGCTCGAGGCAGAGGACCCGGAGGAGCTGGCGGTGTCGGCGCCCTCGGTGACGGCTGCGGACCCAAGGGAGCCCGAGGACCCGCTTGAGGACGCAGAGTCATCCCCC